GTTACCATAATAATGCGTTATATAATTGGTTATCGTTTATTAACTTAATTAAATAATTTACGTATGGGATTTTTTAGCATTTTCAGAAAATCAAATGATTATAACGAAAAAGTTATCATTGGTTTTTTATCGTTCGCAGTAATGGTTGCTGCAATTGTAGTTGATCTAGTTACAGGGTATCTAGGTAAGGAATTAAAATTAAACGAGTATATTTTTGATTCGTTTATGTACATTACTCTGGGTAGTTTTCTTCCTGATGTAATTGAAAAGTTTGCTGGTTTTAGAGGTAATAAATCAAATAACGAGTAACATGGTAAAGTCACCTATTTCATTTGCACAGTTTGCAAAAGATCCAGTTAAGGGACTTTTGTTCATGGTGATCCTAGCAGTAGGTTACCTATATGTTGATAACAGAACTAACTATACTTCTCAAATTGAAAAATGTGAGAAAAATGTAGTTGAATTAAATGTAAAAGTGGATAATCTTCAAAACAGAGCTAGAAGAAGTGATAGTATAATGGCTATGGCTACTGCAAGATTGGAAGCTATAACTGGAGTAACACCTAAATAATATGAGAAAGTATTTTATTTTATTGGCTTGTTTAGCAATTGTATCATGTAAACAAGCAGAAGAGGAATGCTGTCCTGAAAATCCTATTCAAGATTCAGTAATGGTAGAGTCATCAAATGATGTACTTGAAGATTCAACTGTAACTAAAATTACACAGACTTTAGAAAAAAGTGCAAATGTAGAGGATAATATTAAACATATTGTTAAAGATAACGTAGTACTTCATAAACAAAATACAGATCTTACTAAAGAACTAAAAACAACAAAAGATTCTTTAAATAAAGTTACATTTGAATTAAAAGAAACAAAATTAAAATTACCGAAAAAAAGAAGCTTTTTCCAAAAAGTATTAGGAGTTGCAAAAGATTCAGTTGAGGTAATCAAAACAGATACAATTCTAACAAAATAAAAATTAAATTATGAGTTTAAAAAGTTTACAAGAAAAGATAGGAGTAACAGCAGATGGTGTTTTTGGTCCAGGTACAATGAAAAAAGCAATGGAGTTTTATAAATTAACTCCAGTAAGAGCAGCACACTTCTTTGCTCAAACAGCACACGAAACAGGAGGTTTTAAATTATTTTCAGAAAACTTAAATTATTCAGCAGATGGATTACAAAAAATATTTGGTAAGTATTTTCCTGGCAATTTGGAAGAGAGTTATGCCAGACAGCCAGAAAAGATTGCAAATAGAGTCTACGGTTCAAGAATGGGTAACGGAGATGAAAAATCAGGAGACGGATACAAATTCAGAGGAAGAGGAGCACTCCAATTAACAGGTAAAGATAATTACACAGCATTTGCCCAATACCTACAAAAGCCAGAGATCATGACTACTCCAGACTTAGTAGCAACTACTTACTCTTTTGAATCAGCAATGTTCTTCTTTGATAAGAATAAACTTTGGTCAATTTGTGATCAAGGAGTTAATGATGCAGCTATATTAGCTCTTACAAAAAGAATTAATGGCGGTACTCATGGATTAGAGGATAGAAATCAAAAAACTAAAAAGTATTACGAATACGTAAAATAGTTACCATGAAAACAGGTCTAATTATAACACTATCAATGTCAACACTACTAGCCTTTGTAGGTACTTATTTTTTTAATCTAACTGCAGATAACATAGAGCAATTCCTAGCAGTAGGATTGATTATCTTTGCTGATGGGTTCTTTGGAGTATGGGCCGGAATTAAAAGAGAAGGATTTCAGACTTTTAAAGCATTAAAAGTATTAAAGACCTATGGTTTTTGGACAATCATGCTTGCTTGTATTCTTTCAATTGAAAAAGGATTTGCTGGTACGAGTTGGTTAAGTGAGACAATTATGGCACCTTTCTTAGTATTTCAACTAATATCAATACTAAAAAATGCTTCAATGGTAGGTATAGTTCAGAATGAATTACTTACTCAGATATTGGATAAACTAGACAAACATAAAGGAGAAAGAGATGTTAAAGAATAGCAATAATAATATAATTCTGTATGTAGTTGCAGCTTTGCTTGTTTACTTAATTTTTACTACTAACGGAATTAAAACAGACATAAAAGGTTACAAGCAGAATATCGAAAGTATACAAACTAGGGTAGATTCAGCTAAGGCTGTCGATACTAAAATCGTACATAAGATTGATTCAGTAAAACAAAAAGTTATAACAATCAATAATGATATTCACCACATTGACAAAACAATAACCATAGTAAAAGAAAAAACAAATGAAAAGACTAATTCTATTAATAAGTTTTCTAACCCTGAGCTGGAATACTTTTTCACAAACAGATACAACAAAGAGCTTAACACAAAGTAAAGATACTACTCAAGTATGTTTACCAACACCAGTAGCAAGACAAGTAGCAAAAGACTTATTACGCTATGATGGATGTGTTGAAGAAATAAAACTACTATACTCAAAAATAGATAAACTTGAAGATGTAAGTAAAGTTAAAACAGCTATGATTGAATTGTATGAAGAAAAAGATACAAACACGCAATTCATGATCCAGCAAAAAGATTTACAGATCCAACAGTACGAAAAGCTTACAGACGATCTAACTAGAGAAGTTAAAAGCAAAAGAAGGAGTACTTTATTTTGGAAAATAACAACAGGAGCAGCTACATTTCT